CATTAGAAGCCATGGAATGCAATACACCAGTAATCGGTAAAATGCCTAACATGTTACCAGAATGGATGGAAAACATAGAACCTAATGGTGAAGTTTCAGTTAAAAATAATGGTGTTTGGACGAATACTACATTAAACATTCCAGAGTTAATTGCAACATACTTAAAAATATGGTTAGAAGATGCTGTACCAAGTGATTTATTAGAAAGTATGGCAGAATCTAGAGGTCAATACACCGTTGAAGCTCAAAAACAAGCTATAAATAACGTATATGGTGCTATTTTTGAAAATAGAGCATCAGAATTAAAAATAACTTTGGAGAAATTAGAAGATACTCTTAAAGAAACTATAAATGCTTAATAAATTATGAAAAATACAAATATATCTGTAATACTTCCAGTTCACGAGTTAAATGACGTGACTAAACAAACCTTAACTAACGCAATTAAAAGCGTTGAACAACAATTTGTTAAACCTGACGAATTAATTATTGTAACACCAAAGGGTAGTGACGTTTTCAAACATATCACAGAAATGGATATGGGTGAAATTAAAGATATTGTTACTATATTAGAAAATGATGGTGAAACAGATTTCTGTTCACAAGTAAATTATGGTGTTTCTGCTGCTAAATCAGAATGGATTTCAATTTTAGAATACGATGATGAATATGCCAAAATTTGGTTTAAAAATGTTGTTGAATATAGAGATGCTCATACTAATGTAGATTTATTTTTACCTATTGTAATTGACGTTGATGATAAAGGTCAATTTATCGGTTTTACAAATGAAGCTGTTTGGGCTAATAGTTTCTCAGACGAATTGGGTGTTTTGGATAACAACTCATTGTTAACATATCAAAACTTTAATATTGACGGTATGGTTGTTAGAAAATCAACCTTTGAAGAAATGGGTAAACTTAAACCTAGCATTAAATTAACATTCATTTACGAATTCTTATTAAGATTAACATTCAAAGATGTTAGAGTAATGACAGTACCTAAGTTTGGTTATAAACACGTTAATCAAAGACCAGAATCATTATTTGCAAGTTATAGAGAAACAATGAACCCAGCGGAAGCTAAATGGTGGTTACAAACAGCTAAAAAAGAATATTATTTCCAAAATGATAGACAAATAACATATGAAGCTTAATAATGATAAATGGCTACTAAACGAGGACGCAAAAGAAAAAATGAAATGTATTTTGGTCCCGAAGAAGAAGAAGCTGTTATTAAATTTTTAGAATCCACAGATACTAGTGAACGAAATTCAATATTCAATGAATGGCTTAAAGCACCATTGGATAAAATGATAGAAGCAATAATCAGGAGATATAAATTATATAGAAAGGGTGAAACTTATGAAGAACTTCATAGTGACACCGTTTCTTTCCTGATGACAAAAGTACATAAATTTGAAGCTGGACGAGGAAAAAAAGCTTACTCATACTTTGGAACAATAAGTAAAAACTACATTTTAGGATTATTAATCAAAGACGAAAAATATTTAAGACAAACTTCATCATATGAAGATATGATGACTCATTTTGAAGAAAGAGAAGATTTGGCTTACGTCATTGATAATGATAATTTCGTTATGGATGAATTTATATCAAAATTAATAGATGGTATAAAAGAAGAAATGGACGATGAAAATTTACCACCAAAAAAGAAATTAAACGAAAATGAAAAAAAGGTTGGTTATGCTTTGATTTATATTTTAGAAAATTGGGAAACAGCATTTGAAGAATTTGACGGAGGTTCAAAATACAATAAAAATTCTGTTTTAGAAACAATGAGAAATTATACAAATTTAACAACAAAAGACATACGTATAGCTATGAAACGATATAAAGATTTGTATGAAATAATAATAAAACGGGGGTTATAGATATTTATAATAAAAACTAATTACTATGCCTAGAAAAAGAAAACACGATGTTAAAGTAAATAACAATGAATCGTTAGAAGGACTTATGCAAGAAACCTATAATGATGCTTGTTTACAAATTAACGATGTTCAAAGAACAATCAACGAATTAACAACTGGGTCAAACCCAGATGGGGTTGATGATTTGACTAAAATAGCTAAAGAAAAGGGTAATTTACTTAAAGTAAAAGACTCCGCAATTAGAGTTAAACTTGAAATTGCAAAATTACAAAGTGATATTATTAAAAACAGAGGAGACGCTAATGCTGCAATAGCCGAAAGAGGTGATAGCAAAGTGTCTCTTAGTGATTTTAAATCAATTAGAGAAATGTTCAAAAAAGGTCATAATAATGACGAAGAAACAGAAGAATAATGAGTCTAAAAGATAAAAAACAAAAAGTTTTTGCAGAGATAGCAGCGGCCAAAACATTAACAAATGATTTAGTCGCTTTACAAAACCAATTAATTGGTGAAATATCTGGATTAATTAATTCATTCCCATCACTTAATAATGGGAATGATATTATATTGTTTTTAACCGACTTACTTAAATCGTTAATTGGGCAACAAGAGTTTATTAATGTTATTGTTGAAACATTAACAAAATATTTAGACAAATTTGAACAAGGGTTAAAAAAAACCCTAAAAACTGTTCTTAAAGAAATTATATCATGTAGCTTAAGCCCAAGTATACCAAGTTATTTAAAATCAACAGGTAGTGGTGTTATTGTTCGTGTTGATAAAATTGATTTTTTTGACATGTTAAAAACAGACCCCAATACACCAATTGGTGGTTTAATTTATGATAATATAACATCACCACTAACAGATAGTAGTGATTTTAATACATTTTTATATGGAGTTATTCAAGACACACCAGTAACACATACATGGAAAGGTATTTTGACTTTTAGGTTCTATCAAAATGGAAGTGGAACCATACCAAATAATTCTTTAGTTATAAAAACAACTCCAGCTTATGATAATAAATCTATTGTAAGTCTTAATGATAATTACATAGATTCAATAAAGCTTATTGATGCTAAAAAATTTGTTAACCAATTAATTGATATTTTATTTGGTAGTATATCAGTTCAACAAAATAAAACTAGAAAACAATTACAAACCGAAGCTGAAATTAATGATATTATTGATAGATTAGCAAATGCTAACGCAAATACTGAAATAAGTGATGATTTTTTTAATTTTACTAATGCAGAAGTTGCCAGACAAGAATCAATTGCTGATAATAGAAGAAACGGTATTATTAAAGTAAAAACTAGTACAGAATTTGATGCAACAATGCCAGTAGAATTTCTAACTGGTTTTACAAATGATTATAACCTAACGTCAACTTTAGTACAACAAAGAAGTTTAATAGCAAATACTTTAAACAATATGTCTGATAATTTGGCTAGCCAAACACCAAATAGTGAAGACAAACAAACAATTAAAATAAGTTTTGCTATAGATATGATTAGAAATTTAATTAAATCTCTAGCAAACATATTAATTTCACCAAAAATTATCATAATATTTTTAATAAACTTTAAGATATTATATGGACCAACAGCTGAATATACTGACGCTAAAGACTTTATAAAAAAGAATAAAAAATTATTTAATGTTTTATTTAAAATGTTAGAAAGGGAAATAGTTAAGTTATTAATGTCATACGTTATGAAAGAAGCTACAAAACTAGCAGGTCAGGTTGCTTTGTCAAAACAAATTGAAAAAATACAAAACAGAAAAGACCAAATATTGAGTCTTATTGGTATTGGTAAAGATAAAATAAAAAATGCTGTAGACAGCGTTAAAAATTTAGTATAATGAGTGAATTAAGTGATTTAGGTAAAAACGCTAAGGATAAATTTTCAGAGATACAAGATTCAGCTGAAAACATTTTTGATTTATCAACAATGACAGGTGTTATAAATTTAATCCTATCAGCGTTTAAATTACCACAAACACCAGTAGAGCCATTACCACCACCACTAATAATGGTTGGTGCTCCGTTGAGACCTGGTGTTTCGAGTAAAGAGATTGCGTCTAGAATTATAAGTAGACAATCAGAATGTGGTTTACCAGTAGGTGACATATTTGCAGATGGTCCAAATACATCAGAAGCTATGCTGGCAATTCAATGTGATGAAATAATAAGTGCATTACTAAACGAAAGTGTTGTAAACGTTGTTATACCACCTGGG